TTGTTCGTGGTGAAGAATCTGAAGGTGTTAAGTTTTGGGGATTTGGTAAAACTGTATATCAAGAACTTCTTGGTATCATTGCAGATCCAGATTATGGTGATATATCCGATTCTACAACAGGTCGTGATATTGTCGTTGAAAGACAAACACCTGCCGAAGCTGGTAATCAATATGGTAAGACAACTATTCGTGTCAAACCAAATGTCACACCACTTTCTGATGACTCTAACTTACTTACCAAATTGTTAGATGAACAACCTGAACTTAAAGAGTTGTATAATGAACCAACTTTTGATGAGTTAAAGGAACATCTTTCAACTTTTCTGAACCCATCTGATAATGCTGATAGTGAAACATCAACTGAATCAGAACCAGAAATGGTAACAACAGAAGCGTCTTCTAATGTAGAAGATGACTTTGATAAGTTATTTAATTCATAAACCGTGCATGGTTAGAGTGGGAATGGTTTCCTCCTTTTCCGTTCCCACTCGTCTTACTTTGGAGAAATAAATGTCTAATAGAGATGAATTAGCAAATATTATTGCTGGTGAACTAAACAAACAATTCAAATCAAATCAAGTTGCTTATTTCTTGGATGGTGTTCAAGAAACTCCAACTGATGTTACGGATTGGGTTGGTACAGGTTCTACATTATTGGATTTGGCAATATCAAACAGACCACATGGTGGATTAGCTGCTGGTAGAATTACAGAAATCAATGGATTAGAGGGAAGTGGTAAATCACTTATTGGTGCTCATGCTCTTGCTTCTACTCAAAAGAAAGATGGTCTGGCAGTTTATATTGATACCGAGTCTGCTGTTTCAAGTGAGTTTTTACAGGCTATTGGTGTAGATACTGATAGTATGTTATATGTTCATTTAGAAACAATAGAAGATATATTTGATACAATTGAAACAATTGTCACAAAAATCCGAGAATCAAGTAAAGATAAATTGGTTACAATATTAGTTGATAGTTTGGCTGCTGCTTCTACTAAAGTAGAGATGGATGCTGACTTTGACAAAGATGGTTGGGCTACAAGTAAAGCCATCGTTCTGTCTAAAGCTATGAGAAAGATTACACAAATGATTGCTAGACAAAAAGTTTGTTTAATCTTTACC